AGATGTTTGTCATCTTTGCTATCAAGGCAGTAAATGAAGAAGGTAACAGCACTTGGCTTGATATCTCTGAAGAAAAGGGTTACTACTTTTGCTGTGGTTGTGAAGATGGTGGTAATGATCATACTATTCATAGCATCTACGAATTCCCTACTTTTGAAATTGATATCGACTTCAATTTTCCTGAGATTGCTCAGAACAAGATGATTGAGATTACGGAGGCAGTAGAGAATGAATGTCCAGTCGGAAAGCATTTTGGTGTTTCCGGGGTGGGGGAAGGCGTTGTATGGACATGTGTGTCTGAAGGATGGAATGACTCCGGCACTTGGTTCAAGGTAAAGGGTGAGGCGCACGTTAAAGGAACTTCGATTGAGGGTCTAAATCTTTTTGCCAATGACCGAATGAAAGTTATTAATTTCTGTCTTGAGAACGGAATTAAAGAGTTTGACTATTCTTTTTCGGAATGAAATCAAATCCATCTTTGTGTTCTTTGCATAGTTTGTTAATCTGATAGCGAGAAAGATTTTTAATATTTCTTTCGCTATCAGACGCTTGTTGCGGTGAATCAAAATTACCAAAAGGTGTCCTAAATAAACCACTAGATAAACTTTTCCTATGATTAGTGATATGTGATTCTGTCTTTGGTCTAGGTACACCTGTCCACATATCACTTAATCTTTTTAATCCTTCTTCAGATATATCACAACGTCCGGTTCTTGTTTTAGACATATGTTCTCTTAGGAGAATACCCTTTTCAGTTTGCATCATTTCTTTTATTGCAATAGACATACGTTTTCTAGTTTCTAAGCTTTTCATAGGGTTATTTAACTTCATGTCATCCCTATTCGCAATTTTACATTTCTCAAACATTCTAGACGATATTGATCTGTTATTATATTTGCTGACTGATGACATACGATAAAATGCTTTAAGCATTGAAGATTGTTGAATAGGTCTGGTATAAACTTTAGATAAAATAAGATGTGCAATATAATGCTGTCTGTAAGTTAACTTAGCTTGATTCCACGGATTTTTGGTGAATGATTGATATTGAGGGAAAAGATATTTAGATTTAGGGCATATGTGATGCTTTTCCATATTTTTCTGGTTGACATTCTTTTCGGAACACGTTAGTATAAATTTAATATAACGATTTAGGTAATGTGGATTGTGATCAAATGTTGACAGAATTTTGTATAGCATCTTAGTCTCCTCTATACTATTTATAAATCTTTTTAAGGTTAAAGGTGAAAGTATGTTAAAAATTATAGCAAATGGCAAGGAATTTTTCTTTGATGATATTGTACGAGGAGATAATCCCATCTCAGGTAAAGCCATTGTCAAAGGTAAATCGAAGGTACGTACACTTGCTGCTGTGGATGTTGAAGCTGTCGAAAACATGAAAGCATTCATTGAAACGACCGTGACTGAATCTCGTCTTGAACAGGGTCTGGACAACCTCGTTCGCGAACAGCTCCTTCCATTTGAAATGAAGAGCCTTGGTGACTTTATTCGTTGGGTCTACAACGATATTGTAAAAGAGGAACAAGACTCCATCATCTTCAATCAGATTGATGTTAAGAAACTAGGTTCTGCTGTTGCAAATGTGGCGCGCCCCTGGTATATCCAGCGATATAATGCCACTTGACATTAATCCCGATTCGTATATGGTTGGAATATAGACAGTAAGAAAGGTTGATTCGTTATGATTGAATATACCGTAAAAGTTTATTCGGATGGCAGCAAGTCTTGGTACCTGAATGGCAAACGCCATCGCGAGGATGGTCCTGCTCTTGAATGGGCAGATGGCACCAAGTATTGGTTCCTGAATGACAAATACCACCGTGAGGATGGTCCTGCTGTTGAATATGCAGATGGTGACAAGTTCTGGTTTCTGAATGACAAATACCACCGTGAGGATGGTCCTGCTGTTGAATATGCAAATGGTGACAAGTTCTGGTACCTGGATGACATTCCGATGACCGAACAGGAACACCAGCAGCGGACCAATCCCGCCAAGGAATACTCAGTTGCCGAAATTGAGGCGCTGCTTGGTCATAAGGTCAAGATCGTAAAATAGAGGTTGACATATATCCCGATTCGTATATGGTTGGAATATAGACAGTAAGAAAGGTTGATTCGTTATGACTATGCCGGCAGGAACCTACTGGGTTGGCGATCTTTGTTATGTTATGCGTGATCGATGGTCAGAGTTTTGTGACATTACTATTTCTGATCACGAATGCTTGTCTGGGGAGTTCATTCTTTCTAATGGTACTCGTTTCGCTTCGTATCGCACTGCCTGGGGTGATGGTAGTTATACAGACACTTATTATAATTCTTATGGTGTTGACGCCGGTCTGATCGGGTGTATTCTCGTTAGTGATATTTCCAAAGAACAACTTGAAAACCTCGATCTTGGGCATGTTCACGTATTCGATAAGCCCTTCGAAACTGGTTATCTTGATCCTCGCGAACAACGTCCTGGCAAGATTTTCTTCAATAATTTGATGGTTGATACTAATCCTGACTACTACGATGAAGATGAAGATGAATACACTCCTGACTACTACGATGAAGATGAAGACGAATACACTTATGATTCAGAAGATGCATAATTATTCAAAATGACTATGATTGGAGTGTTACTTAATGTTTTATTTATTTGATCAAAACAATTCTGGCGGCAATTTTCATCATGATTCATCCAATGGTATTGGTTACCGGGTGATCATTGAAGCTGATTCTGCGGACCAAGCAAATGAGATTGCTGAAAATATTGGTATCTACTTCAATGGGTGCTACGACGACCGCGAGGCCGCTGCCGTGATCCGCGAATTGATGGCCCCCGCCACCCCCGAGCCTGCGAGCGACTTGGTGGAGCGAGTGATGGCACGTATTCCAGATGCCTACAAAGAAATTAAGGATCAACTTTCCGACGCAGTAGTTTGCTATGGTGAGCCCACAGGATGCATTCGCGAAGATGGGTGTGAAGAAACATGCCTTATGCTTGCTACGTTTCGTAAAGGTGTAGAGTACGCAGCTATCACTGCCATGCCTGACCGCGCCGCGCTGGTGGAGGAGGTGGAAACCATCCGCTTGTCGAATTCTCTACTGGAGCAGTTTCGCAAATCAGACCTCGAAGAACTTACCACCCTCCGCACCCAGCTTGCCGCTAGCCAAGCCGATGTGGCGCGGCTGCGGGAACTGACCGAGGCATTGAGCAAAGCAAATGGTCTTGGTACATTTAACCGAGGCGACCACCGCACAATCGAATTTGCGTTTGATGAGCATGACGACGGCCATAAAGCGTTTGAACTGCTTTCGGATGCACTCGCAACCATCAAGGACACCCAGCCATGACCATCACTGCGTCATGCGGCCACGCCGTGCAGTCCCCCGATGAACTTGTCCCGGTCGAGTATGCGGGCGAGATTTGCGATGCCGTGGAGGGGTTTCTGCCTATCACGGTGTACGCCGTCTTCTGCCCCGAATGCGCCAGTGCCCACAAGGAGCGACAACATGATTGAGATTACAGACGCTGATCGTCAGGCCGCGGACGAGTTTTGTGCGCTGCCGGACTATGCGCAAATTTATCTTGTCGAGGCCTTCGCCGCCCACCGTGAGGCAGCAGTGCGCGACATGCGCGAGCGTGCAGCGAGTGAGGCTGAGGACTTTTGGGGTGTGGACTCAGCGGCGGATCGTATCCGGGCACTGCCATTGGGGAGCAAGTGATGGCATACTTTGTAGCTAAGTTGTTCGCCACCGCCTTGGTGGTCTTGCTCCCTATCACAAAACTTTACTTTGATTATAATGGCCCTTTGTGTACGAAGACTGAGGAGCGCATCGGCTTCGCCCTGGCGGTCTCCACGATGTTCTGCGCGATGGGTACCCTCACCGCGATAGTCTTCGCGGTCCTGCCGTGACTGAGAAAGAGGTCCGTGACCTGCGTCATTACACCTACAAGCCTGAGTACGGATATCGACTAGAGTGGTAACAGATGCGGGCGTGGTGAAATGGTAACCACAACGGATTCAAAATCCGTCGGCTTGATGCTTTGCGGGTTCGAGTCCCGCCGCCCGCACCAAACTTTAGATTTATTAGAAGAACACATTCAACAGCTTCGGATCAGACAATACATGTCACGACCACCAGCATAAACCGTGATTTTATGGAATACATATATGATTGAAATTGTTCCTGTAGTTATGATAGTAGTGATTGTGATTGCCACTATCAATGGTATTCGTGATAAAGGAGACAATACGGCAGGATGGAGTTAACTACTTCTAAATAGTTTAATGGCTCTATTGCCACACGACTAATACCACTTGACATTTATCCCGATTCGTATATGATAAAAAAGTAGACAGTGAGAGAAAGTGATTCGTTATGATTGAATATACCGTAAAAGTTTATGAAGATGGCACCAAGTTCTGGTACCTGGATGGCAAATACCACCGTGAGGATGGTCCTGCTGTTGAATGGGCAAATGGCAACAAGGACTGGTTCCTGAATGGCAAACAGCATCGCGAAGATGGTCCTGCTGCTGAATGGGCTGATGGCACCAAGTTCTGGTTCCTGAATGGCAAACTGCATCGTGAAGATGGACCTGCTATTGAATGTGCAGATGGCACCAAGAAATGGTACTTGAATGGCAAACGGCATCGCGAAGATGGTCCTGCTATTGAATATGCTAACGGCATCAAGTTTTGGTATCTGAATGGCAAATACCTGACACAAGAAGAACACCAATCCGCTACCAATCCCACCAAGGAACTTACTGTTGCTGAGGTTGAAAAATTGCTGGGACATCGGGTGAAGATTGTAAAGTAGTGGTTGACATTAGTGTAGTGTGTGTATAATAAGCGTAATTGAAAGGACTTATTTGTGACTTTTGGATATAAATTTCCCCACATTACCAACATCTCGAACGTGCTTCCTGCCATCGCTGGTCGGGATGAGTTTGTAGTTGCAGACAAAGGGTCGTACACTGTCATCAATTATAACGTGATGATGGCTGATACGTTTCCACCTGTAATTCAAGAGCTTCTGGATGCTGGCCATGAGCAGGATGACTATGCACGTATTCGTCGTGAATGCCGTGGTATCATCTTCGACTCAAAGACTGGTGACATCATTCGTCGCCCGTTCCATAAGTTCTTCAATGTCAACGAACGTGAAGAGACTCAGGATCATGTGATTGATCTTTCGCGTCCTCATGCTATCCTTGAGAAGCTTGATGGTTCGATGATCGCACCGTTCATTGTGAATGGTCAGATGATCTGGGGCACTAAGATGGGTGCTACTGATGTGGCAAAGCCTGTTGAGGAGTTCGTGAAGAATAATTCTCGTTATCATACATTTGCGTATGATATGATTTATACTGGACTGACTCCTATCTTTGAATGGTGTTCGCGTAAGCAGCGCATTGTCCTAGATTATGGTACCGAAGACCAACTTGTTTTGACTGCTGTGCGTGATATGCATACTGGTGAATATATCTCTATGGATGAATTCAACGGCAATTCAACGGGATACATTGAAACGTTTGAGTATTACAACATCCCTGTCGTTCGTGCATTCGAACCGCAGACTGACATGAAGGCTTTCCTTGATTACGTTCGTGATCTGGAAGACCTTGAAGGGTTCGTGGTTCGTTTTGATGATGGTCATATGTTGAAGTTGAAGTGTGACTGGTACGTCCAGATTCACAAGGCGAAGGAAGCTATCCTGCAAGATCGCAACATCGTATCTTTAATTGTTGAAAATCTGTTGGACGACATTAAATCACACTTGCCATCTGAAGATAAAATTGCAATTGAAGAATTTGAAAACAAAATTAATGCTGCCATTATTCGCAGAATGGATGTGATTCTTCAAATCTTTGATGGTATAGGTAATTCTGACAGAAAATCCTTTGCTCTGGGGCTTGCAAACGAGCTTGACCAGTTTACCAAGGCCGCAATTTTCACCTGTTGGGATAAGCGTGATGCAAATAGTGTTCTATCCTGCATCAAGAACACTATCCTGAACAACCTAAGTAAAACCGTAAAATACGAATACATTAAGTCCGAGTGGTTTCCGCTAGTGCAGTATAATTCTATTTGATAACAATTACATCATGCCCTTTGTGATACTTGCCTTTTGCCCCAGCATTAGACCCTGCTCTTTGGCATGTATTACAATACCATTTCTGGGAGGTTGAAGGATGATCAACCCCTTCTTGCCTTTGAAAGTTGTGAGTACCTTTCTCAATTCTATCTTTTGTGGTTTTTCTTGAGACTTCACCTCCCAGAAAATTGTGAGTCCCGTTTTTTACTTTATCAGAACTATGACTTGATCCATCAGGTCTTTTAAGTAGATGGTGAGTACCATCTTTAACCCTATGTTGGTTGTGTTCTCTCTGAACATCACCACCCACAAAAGCATTAGTACCTTCGCGTACCATTCTTAGTGCTTTTTCTCTTTGAAATTCGCTGTCTTGAAAATTATGTGTGCCTTCGGCCACCCTACGATTAGCATTCAATCTCGCAAGGGTTGAAATTTCTTCGCCAGAAAGGTTTATACGTTCTGATATAGCCCAACAAGCGAACCAATCTCCCTGTGAATAATGAATATCATAATGTTCTTGACATGTAACGCATTTTAGATTATTAATGTCATTATTATTGTGGTTGCCGTCTATGTGATGAATTTCATATGATCGGCCGTGTTCATCTTTGGGGATCGGTCCAAAATGTGATTCATATATTTTACGATAAATAGTCATTGCTGATGCTCCTTAATAGCGTTAGAGTGGACGGATGTTGGTAGCATCGCGGTCCGCACTCTTATTTATACAGAAAAAATGTGCCTCGTCATATAATTTTTCCTGGCACCTATTCGCACAAATGCCTTGATGAAACGATTACTGCCATCAAGCGGCGGTTGGAAAATAACGATTGACATTTTATGCGAATCTGCTATGTTGAGAATGTAGCAGAGATATGGAGTGATTCGCTTATGAGTAAACGTCCTGATACCATCGTCGAGTTGAGTGATACACTGAGTCTTTGTGAATACGAAACTGGAGGAAGTAAAGGTTTCTGGCTTTACGATGAGACGCGAGGTATGAACCTCGCCATGCGCAGTAAGACGGAGAGAAGTGCATTCCTGGAGGCTCTGGAGTATTATCAAGATCGTCTCAGCAAGGTAGAAACGGAATATAAAGAACTGCGCATTAAGGTGAACACATTCATTGAACAGTTTTCGGAAGAAGATTAAGTTAAATCAGTCGAGATAATTGTTGAACTGATGAAGAAGGAAAATAAAGTTGTCTAAACGTATTATCATGCTCGTTGGAGTTCCTGCTGCTGGCAAGTCCACATGGATTGAAAAAGAATTTCAAGGCGAATGTACTGTTATCTCCACAGATGATATTATTCAGTGTATGGCTGATATTGAAGGTAAGACTTATGATGATGTCTTTCTTAAGTATATTAAGCCAGCAGAACTTACAATGTGGGATGAATTTGATGAAGCAATTGAAGGTGAAATGACTCCTATTGTAATTGACCGTACTAATGTATCTGTCCAGTCTCGTAAGAAGTTCTTTGAGCGATTGAAGAACTTTCATAAGAATCATGGATACGAGATTGAGGCTGTTGTTTTCCAGACTCCTGAAAAGGAAGAATGGGAACGCCGATTGAACAGTCGCCCCGGCAAAACCATTCCTCAGAATATTCTTGATAACATGGTACAATCTATGGTACAGCCAACATTGTCAGAGGGATTTTCTAAAATCAGTATTTCTTCTTGACACTTTTTTGAACCTGTGTTATAAAGAATGAGTAGCAAGTTTTGCTAGGGTAGTGTAATGGTTAGCACGACGGGCTTTATACTCCCGACTCGCCAGATTAGCGGTTAGTGCGGGTTCGAATCCCGCCCCTAGTACCAACTTAATTATGCCGGAGCCCAGATTAGGGGTTGATCTCCGTTCAAATCGGAGCAGGCGCACCAATTTTTAGTTTGATGAAGATTTTGGTTGACATCATTACCTTGTGGGCGTATACTGTTATTGTTGTTTATGGACCCTTAGCTCAGTTGGTTGGAGCGTCCGACTTTTAATCGGAAGGTCCTGGGTTCAAGTCCCAGAGGGTCCACCATTTTTTAGGATTTGTTATGTCTACGGAACTCAAAGGTACAGATTCCATAATCTTATTTTGAATGTACTCCTAATTGGGGATGAATAATGTCTAATCGTTTTGTAATCTCTTTTTTCGTCCTTTGACAAAACCGTAAGGTATTTGATCTGTATTTGGTATAGTTCTACTGATAATTCCATCTGTAATCCAGATTTTTCTAGTAGCTTCTTTGCGTCTTAAAAGTTCTTTTTCTCTAAATTCGAGATTGGACCACTGTGCTTTAGCTTTGGATTGTTGATTATTGAGATATTCTTGACTTTTACGACTTTGAATTCCGGCAATAATAGTCTTTGAACGGTACGCAGAATTTTGCCAATTATTTTTACGTTTTGTGGTTTGGTCTTCACGATATGAATTGTTTTGCCATGCCTTTTTATGTGATATAGATTGTTTTTTTCTATATTCATCTTTCTCCCACATAGATTTAGCACTTCTTTTATGCTTTTCAGAACCACCAGTATATCTAATAATAGTATCTTCTACAATTAGATTGGCCCATTCTGGCGAATTTACAATATCATTATCATACGAAAATTTCAAAGCAAATTCTTTACATATATCAGGATCATCAAATCCCCATACTTCAATGGTTTTAATGTGTTCCTTTCCATGTTTTGATATGTGTCTACCCCAACGAACCCCTGATCCATTATATCGGAAAGGGTCTTTTTTCTTGGTAACACCAAAATATTTGATTCCGGTTATTTTATGTTGTTTAACATATAAATATATGGTTGACATTGCTGATGACTCCTATATAGTTGTTAGAATGGTTGGGAACGGCAATTCCGCGAACCATATATTTATAAAATAAAGAAAGTGAAAAATGAAGAATTTCTTTGTAATCTCAGACACACATTTTTCCCACCGCAATTCGTGGGAAAAGTTTAAACTTCCAAACGGAGAGCCTTTGCGTCCATTTTCATCAAACGAAGAGATGGATGAAACTATGGTTGAAAGGTGGAATTCTGTTGTTAAGCCACATGATCATGTATATCATTTAGGTGATGTGGCTATTCATAAGCGCGGATTGGATTTTATTCGTCGTTTGAACGGTCATAAACGATTGATTCGCGGAAATCATGATATTCACTCAGACACACTATACCGTGAAGTTGGTTTTGAGCAAATTCATGGTGTTCG